GTTGTAAGTTGTAGAAGCTATTGAACTTCTTACTAGTTTAGTTGAAGTATCGTTGACAAACTCAAATGCTGCTACAATACCAGTGTAGTTAAAAATAGTTTTTTGCTTGCCTGCACCTACAATAGTTACATAGCTAGGCAAATAGATAGTAGACGCAAATGTATATTCACCTGCTGGAAATTCTAACGTTACACGGCTTTCTGTTCCTGCAATTGCATTGTCTAAAAACAAGTTGTCAATTGCACGTTGTATAGCAGTAGATTGATCAGTTGATCCAGGAACAATTCCGTAGTCTGCTGCCGATACGTGTTCGTCTAACTTATCTTGTGCAGGGCGAACAATAGGGAAGTTTTCAGTAGCTCCAGTTTGTATAGGAGCAGTGTCGTTTTTATATGTGTACTCAATTGCATTTAGCAGAGTTGGAGCATCTGCTTCTGTCAACACTCGAGTATTTCCCACTGCCGGAGCTCCTTCGCCTACTGCACCATTACCGATCCACAACTCCTGTGTATCAATAGCCCATGCTAATTCACCACTAGCAAGCTGTGGAAGTGGGGTCTCGTTTGCTCTACCTCTACGTAGTTGAATCCTCGAAATTTGTACGACAGCCATGTAAATATCCTCTTATGTGATATTTATCAGTTCATGCGGTAGTATTCTTCCACCCGCTTACACCAACGCTCTGTCCAGTAGTCAAAGTCCTTGGGTTCTAGGATAAACTCTTGATATTCGAAGTCCTTGCTACACATTAAAATAACACCTTTGCGTATATTAGTTCCGTGTACTTCGTTATGTGCTAGCGCATAGGCTGTTAGCTGTATAAAATAATCGTCAATATACTCTATTTTCTTAGGTTTGTTAGTTTGCTTGTAATCTAGAATACTCTGTTCGCCGTTGTGTACGCCAACGCAATCAGTAGTTCCCGCATATAGTTCTGGAAAGTACAAGGGTACTTCGTTACCCCAAACTTCAGATACCGCCCCAAACCCCTTTTCAATAATACATTCTGCCATCTTATGGCTTTGCTGACTAAATGGGTTAGAACCGGGAGGAGATAAGAAACCTTGTGTAACGTAGTCTTCAAGATACTTGTGCATCCTAGTACCACGATTGGCTGCTTCGGTTGTAATTTCCTGCGCTTTTTTCTCGCCGACTGCTTTGCGCCAATTAGCTAGTGCAATGCGAGTTTCTGCAGGTTTTGTTTTGTCTAGGATTGTTGTTACTGACGGAACTTTGTGTCCGGTAGGAGTAGCATACAAGCGTTTGCCGGTGCTTTCGTCTCTAGTTAGCTTGCTATAGGTATATTTTTCAATTAAAAGGGTCATAGTACATTATATAGTATTACGACCCTTTACGTCAAGCTCATCCAGGCTGTTTGAGCGATTTAGCTGCCGCTCTAGACGCTGCTGCATCTAACCCTGCTGTGTTTTTATCCGAACGAGTTGCTTCTGGTTCTTTAGGTTTAACCAAAGTAACACCTCGTGAATCAAACTGTTGTACAATATTTTTTAGCTGTGGAATCGAATCGTATTCTGCTTTGAATGTTTCGTAATCCATTTCGGAACCGGACATGTTTTGCAACAAGTTGGAAACTGCTTCCCAACTATATTGGCCACCGCCGGTGCGCTCTGCTTTGTTTTTTAAGTGTGAAAGGATGCGGATTAAATTATCCGCACCTTCATTTACTTTTTTTTTGAACTTAAGATAGTGCCTAGCTTGCGGCTGTATGCAATACTTTCACGCATTGCACGGCCTGCTTCTTCTTCGCCACCTGCGCCTGCTTCACTTGCTGCAAACTCGTCGCCTGTTGGGAATTCTTCTTCGCCTGGCATACCCATTTCTGGTGGAGCTTCTGCACCCATTCCTGGAGCTTCTTCACCTGTTAAGATAGCTACTGCTTGTGCTAGTGTAGTACGTGCAGTTTCTAATGTGTTATATACTTCTTCTAGAGCTGGCTTAACTTTACCAGAGAACTGGTTGCTAATGTCTGAGCCTAATTCGTCTCTTATAGAGTCCACTAATTCTAACATGGTTTCTGATTTTAATGATGCAGTATCTTCCAGCCATCCAGTGACTTTGTCAACCATATCACGAGCGCTCATGATCAACGCTGCTTTTTCTTCTTCGCCTTCAGTAAGAACTCGTTCTGCTAGAACACCACGTAGAACTTGCATTGCTTCTTCAATGCTTTCTTTCTTAGCCATCTTAGTAGCTGTGGCATGCATAACTTCTTCGCCTTTTTCGCCATAACGCTTTTTAAATTCGCCTGACTTTGACTTCATGCCTTTTACATATTTTTCTTTCTTCTTTTCTTCGCCTGGAGAAAGTGTGCGCTCTGAAATTGCCTGTGTGATTACATCAAGTAATGCACGGTCACGCTGGTAAGCGTTGCTTTCGAATACAGCATCATAGTTTCTGCTTGTTTCGAATTCAGCAAGTTCAAAAGTGATCTTGTCACGTGCTGCTTGTAGTTGTTCCATTGTGAAACTGTCTACGTTTAATTTATATCCAAATTTCTTAGCTACGCTCTCGTTGAGTGCTTTGCTGCTCTTTGGATGTGAAAGTTCTTTAATCTGCATGTTCTGTAATCCCTAAAAGACTGTTATTTTTATTTATCAAAAGTTTGACTTAAACATTGCGGAAATTAATTCCTTGTAACGTTTAGCTCGGCCGTCTGCAATTTCCCATCGCCACAAGCAAATATCTCGCTTTTCTAGATCTTTAGCATGTTCGTACCTATACTTGAAAAAACTAGCATCGTTGCTGTTGTTCCAGTATTGCGAATCTAATGTCTTGACTTCGTTATAGCGATTAAAATTAGTTTGATCATAAAACTTAGCTGCTAGAATAGCAGTGGTCTTAATTCTAAAATAATCTATATCATCCTTGCCAGCATAACTTAACGCCCATAGCCCTTGCTTGTTTTGTTTGATCTTATAGCGTTTATATACTAAACTCTTGTCGGGTAAAACTGCAATAGGTATCTTTTTCTTAAATTCGTCTTCTAAGAACGACTCTAATTGTTTGGCTTGGCGTTTATAGTTCATTGGCAATTACTCTAGGATTTACATCTCCTAACTTAATTACCAGAGATTTCCTAATTAGGCTCTCAATTGTGAACTGATCACGCTCGCTAAAACTACTTAGAGGTCGAACGTATGTTAGTTGTTCTAACATCTGTTGTTCTTCGTTTGACGTATAAACTTCAAACTCTTTAATCAATTCGTTGATTTTCATCTTAAGCCTGCAATACGTAACATAGCAGTAAGGTCTGCCGATTCTGTACTTACTACAGAAGTTCCTGCTTTGATTTCATTAGCGTCCGGAGTGTCTATAGCCATTTTACCATCAGGCGTTGGCTTTAATGCTGTGCTGTCAACTTCCATAGAACTGCCGTCGGGCTTGGTTAATGTTGCTTTCTTAGTAGTTGGACTTTAGCAATCTTACCTACTTCTGCACCCATTGCTTCATTCTTTGGTTCCCAGTAACGACCAGGTCCGAATTCTTTTTCGTTAGTCGGAGTTTTCATTTTAGAATACCACTTACCGCTTCTAGTCTGTCTTAGACCAAATGCTTTTGCAGTAAGTTCCTTTTCAGGAGGTACATTATAAAAATACATACCCTTAGACTGCTGAGGTCTAGCATGGTATTGTCTAGGTTCTTCATCCCACCCTTCGTCGTTTGCGCCACCGTCTAACTGATAAGCTAGGCTATCACGTTTGCCCATTCCTGCTACACTTGAATCGTAATCACGTTGGTATGCATCTCTTTTATATCGCATTTCAGCAAGTCCTTCTTCTAATGGTTTAACTGGTGCTAGTTTTTCTTTAGCTTTAGCATGAGCCGCAGATGGATTAGTTGGCTTCTTGTTATACTTAACAGCCTTAATACCTTTTTTGTGTTCGCCTAGTATTTCATTTCTTTTCATTTTGTTCTCCTAGGCTCATTGCCTTGTCTTCTAAATCGTATATATGTTGTCGCAATTGATCGATGTAACCTTTTGCCCTTAACACTTTGAATGCAATGTTTTCAACAGAAAACTCGCCTTCGCGTTCTAAACCGTTTTTACGTAAACGATTAATTCTATCTTTAACTATGTTTGACACTTTGATATCTGGAGATCGTAATGCCATTTTAATCTTGTTTAAGTAGTTGCGTACTTTAAGCTCTACATCATTATCGTCAATTGTTACTTTGACTGCCTTAGGTTGTGATAGCCATTGGTCATCTAATACTGAATATATACCTGCTGAGTGATGCACATCCGTACTAGGTTGTACGTACACTTCAACTTCAATGCCACGTAGTCTTACATCGTGGTTGAAGTTATATTGATTCTTCTTTGCGTCAAACAAAGGTTTTAAATGATATTGTGCTGCTGCGGGAATATCTACTACAAGATGTAGATCTAAATCACTATTTTCAGTGTATGTGTAGGCTGCGTTCGATCCCGATATAGTTACATCCTTAAGACGTATACTAGGTATGTTTATGAATTCTATAAAATGTTTAGCAACTTTTAATAGTTTGTAGCGAACTTCAGGGCGAAGACGGCGCTGTTGCCACAGCTTTGGATTAAGCTCTTTGTGAAACAAAATAGCTTGGTCAACAATGCTCTCTACCTTGAACTCTCTTAAAAACATAATGTGTTACAATCCCGCCTATTGTATATTTATTGTTTGTAATCGAAAATAATATTGTGCCCAAGTTTAAACATTGGGCGTTCAAATTTAGTAGTTTCTGTTAAGTTAGTAATAACCGGAACAAATTCGAACAAGTCCTTTAATCGTGCAATCTCATCACCGTTGTATTCGAACAAGTGATCAATTTCCATTCGCCATTCAAAGTACCAACAGTCTATGTTTGCATTACCGAATATCTCAGCAGGACGCAATTCGGGCGGTCGTTCGTAGTAAACGTTACCTGCAAGTCCGATAGTTTGTATCACAGTATCAAAGTTTTGTTGTTGCAGTCTTTCTAGATCATTTCTAGATTTATACTGTCCGGAAGCAGTAATGTCAACAAGTGTATATAGGCAGTAAATCATCAGTGTATTTAACAGCCATAAAAAAAGCCCTAGCTAAACTAGAGCTTTATTTTATAGTGTATTTTAGCTTGCTTTCATTAACAATACTATAACAATAGATATGATACCTGCGATAACTGTACCTGCTGTGCCGATAATTACCTTAGTTAAACTCTTTTGGCCTTCTACTATATCTTTATGTACTGAACTTACTTTGCCTTCTAAGCTAGTAAGACGGTCGTCTAATTGTGCATAACGTAATGCACATAGGTCAACGTGAGCTTCTAAACTTGTTTTTTCTAAATCTGTCGTAGGCGATGTAGCCATAATGTTCACTCTCCAAGTGGTGTATGTTGGGGTTCTATGATTATGCCTAATTGTTTGCCTGTAAGTTATTTATCTAGTCTTCTCGTATTCTGTTAAAAGAATCTTCACTGTGCCCAAGTCGACTTGTATATCTACTAAACTATTTACTGTTTTCTCGTTTAGTGACATCATCGTTCGGATAATAAACATAACCCAAAACCACCAGCTAACGCAAACTGTGATAATAATAGCAAGCCCGGTTACTGCAATAGATTTTAAGTGATGATGTATACCCCACATAGACACACCTGCTCCTAACAACATTAATGTTAGAGCTAGAAACATAACTGCTTTCCAATGTGTATTTTTCATAATAATATTTAATTAGAGTATATCGATCATAATATAGTCGTAAAAAAGCACCCCGGAGGGTGCTTAGTCTTCCCATCCCGGAGAATTAAGCTACAGTGATAGTTGTACCAACTGCTACTGTTGAGTCGTTACCAGAAGCTGCAACGCCTAACTTACCTGCTACTACTTCACGAACACGTAATTGTAGTGTATCTGCATCAACAGCGTGACCGTCGATGATAGCGTGGATTTCGTTGTGGCTTGAACCTTTTAAGATGTACATCAAAGGTTGGATTTCTTTAACTACTAATGAAACCATCTCGTCTACACCGTCGTCCAATGAAGAACAATCAACTGCTGTTGAGCTGTTGTCTAAGATTGTAACTAAGATTGCTTTTTGTTGGTATACACTGTATAGTGTACTTTCTAGGAATTGGCCGTCGCCGTTTACTCTTGTTGTTGCTGACATAATATATCTCCTCGTATATGTCGACCACACTCTGTGGCCTTTGTACTATTATTTACCACAAAGACAAAAAAAGCCCGGATAATGGGCTTTTTTGGCGTATTAAATTTAAGTCGGAGTCCATCGTCTGCGTGGCACTAGTTTAACGTTTCCGAACTGTTTGCCCGGCGGTGCGTAGCGTACACGACCTTCACCATGTGTATCCCATATTTCGCCCTGACCTTGCTCTACTTGCGCAATAACCTGGTCTTTTAAGTCCATGATACGTCCAACAAGCCCAAAAATAGCGTCAAGCGCCTTAGAGTGCTGTACTGTCAGCTGTTCTATTTTAGACTGCTTAGGAGTGCTAACTTTGCTAGATTTAAGCCAAGCCATGAAGTTCTGTGCGCCTAGATTATCTAACTGCTTTGCTTTGGCTGTTTGATTAACGTAGGTATACAATATATTCTTAAGATCGCCAAGTCCCGGAGTCCCTTGCAAGAAGCTGTCAATTTCTGCAGAATGTTGACTTAGGTATTGTTCAACACGATCAATAGCAGTAGTATCTAACGCTACGGGATTACTGTTGTACACTGGTCCTTGCACAATCAATGCAGGATTAGAGTTGAACATACTAAAATCATCCATTGGCTTTTGATCGCTGTCATCCATGCCAAACTCGGGGAAGTAAGCGTGACCTACAACCATTACCTGAGCTTGGCTAATTTGCTGTCCAAGTGGGCTATCTGCTTTTACATGATAACATGTTTGACTCTTAGGATTAGGACAGAATGTATAAACGCCCTGCTTGTCAACTGCTGGTTGCTGTAAAAACAAGCCGTCTGCATACACAAAGCCCACAAAGTCCTTTGGGGTAGCTGCATCAAACAGTGGGTACAAGCTAGCAAACTGTTTACCAAAAGTTTGACGCTCTTTTGCTTGCTCGGGTGTTTTAGGACTGCCGCTTTTGTTTACAATAAAATCGTAAACATCACGAGGATTATCGCTAGCTGCGCCGCGAGCCCATCCGTTATGTCCTGCTAGAATTAGTGGGCCGCCCTTCTTAGCACGACCCCAATAGATTTGAGGATTGCCGTCCCACTTCATACGAATAGTTTTGCTACCCTCTGCTGTGGCAATTTCTTTTAAGTGCTCTAATGCTTCCATTGTGCCTTTACTACCGTGGAAGAACACTAGGTCTTCTAAGTGATTAAACGCACGACCTAGTTTTTTTGTAGCAGCTTCTTCAGCTTCTCTTAAAAATTCATTTGCTCTCATTTTATTTTTGGATCTCCGAATACGGTTTCAGTAACGGTTACTCCGCCTTGTAGTGTTCTTGAATATGTATCTCTATCCAACATTTGTAAATTTGGATCGTTAAACAATCGTTGCAATAACTTATGATCTGTAACTGCCGGTACATTTAATTTTTTTAGAACTGCTCGCATTGCATCACTAGATTCTATCCACCATCCATCGCTTAGTAATAAGTCCTGCATTTTGGCCAGCGCACGGTCTTTGCCTTCTCTGGTCCCATCGTGCCCTAACCCTTGTATTTTATGCCCTACCCAATTTTCCCCACCGCGTGGTCCTCTATAAAATATAGTAGCATCTACATCTGGATCTTGGTCGAAATCAATTACGTTCCAATCACTAGGGATTACATCCTTGAGACTGTTAACAAAACTGCCCTGTGGTGTGTTACTGTATGCCGTAGTAACTAGACTAACTAGATCGTCACCAACTTCATGTTTATCTGCATTGGAAATGATTACTTCCCAATTACTCTTATTGAGATGTAGCTCTGTTATGAACTCACTAGCCCTCATGTTAATTTGTTCATCATGTTACGGAACCATTCGTTAGTTCCAACTGGCTGCTTAGGTGTGCGTTCTGCCCAGTTCTTATCTTGTTTAACGTGTACTAACAATGCCTGTGCTTGGTCTTGTGGCAAGCTAGCCATGATAGCTTCTACGCTATCTAAGTTATCACCAGTTGCGTCGGGCCCTAGCAACACTTTTGCAATCTCGTCCCAGTCGTCTGCGACTAGCTCACCTTTCTTGTTCTCAGGTGTACGAGCAAACAAGCCTTGCCATGCGCTGTAAACATAGCCCATTTGTTTGGCTAGACTTGCAATCATTAACTGTTTGCCCACGCCTTTATATGCAGATCCCTTAGGAATCTTGTGTTGGTGATAGCGGCTAACTTTGGCCACGTTAGGAATTGTTTCTAAATCAACTTGGTAAAAATCATCACCCATCGGCAAACGTACAAATACGTTTACACCAGCTTGTCGTACTTGAAATCCACGATCCTGTACAAACTGTGCAAGTGCCTTACGTGCTGCCTTGTCGTCGTCTGTTTTAAACTTAGCCTTAACTTCGTCTAGGTCTACTTGTAGATCTAAGTCGCCGCTCATTTCTCCAGGACTAGGAGTATGAGCACTGCCGATAGCTACGCTGTTTAGCCCTAATGGATTTAAGATGTTATCCATCTTAGCTTTCATGTCTGGAGCTAGCTTTTGATCATATTCCTTTGTATCGGGAAAAATAACGTTCTTACTCATTGTTCTTGCTTTCCTGTATCTTCTTCATGCCACGTTTAAACTTGGCAGGCTCGCTAGTACGGATAGCATTAACGAATCGGCGCTCTAATTCTGCTGCTGTCTCTACATCGTACTGTTCGCGAATTAGAGATAGTAAGTTGATCGCACTTTCAATTAGGTTTGCTCCGCGACTTTCAATAACTTGATCTTTGTCGCGGCTAATACCCAAATCGCTTAATTCTTGTAATATTGACCTAGTGCTTTTACGCATATAATCCTCTAATTCTTTTGTATATTTAACCTTTTTGATTGGCGAAATACTTTTTGTGCAACGCAACATTTGTATGCTAAATATATTAGTAGAAACCATGAGTACTACAACACAAAGGACACACAATGTTACTTACAACAATGATAGCATATATTAGCAAACAACTCAAAAGAGTTGAACAACCAACTACTTATGGAAGTGAGTTGGAGAAGTATATCGTTTCGAAACGCCCATCAAGCGTAGCTGAAATTGAACACTGGACACGCCAGTTTGATAAAAATACAACACACAGAGGATGGCCATTATGATTACACGTATAACAACTTTTATTTGGGAAGTGCTAGTTGATATAGCAGAAGCTAAACAAGCACGTATGAAACGCCAGGGCTACAGCATGTGGTATTGATATGGCACATTTAGTTTATCGTCTTCAACCTCTTGAATATAATAGATATCGAAAACATCTATTATCCCTTGATGGAGAAAGCAGGTATACTAGATTCGGCTTCATGGTCAGCGACGAGGTTATAAATCAACTCTGTGATCGATTTGAAGCCAACCCCCGAGAACATAAACTTTTCGTAATTGAGGACGAAAATCTCAATGTAGTTGCTGCTGGACACATAAGCCTAGAAGGCAATGAAACTGAACTTGCTTTTAGTGTTTTAACACCTTATAGGAAGCAAGGAATGGGCAGTAGCCTAATGGGCAGATGCATTGAATGGTGTCAGAACCGTAATATCAAAGGCGGCTGTATGGTGTGTTTGAGCACTAACACTGCTATTAAGAAGCTAGCCGGTAAACACGGTGTATTAATCAATGACGGTGGGGAAACCTTTGCTAATATTGCCATACCCGAACCAACTGCTGGCAGTGTGATGCACGAAGTAGTTGAAAGCAATATGGCCAAGATAGATCACTTAGGCAAAGTGCAGAGAAACTTTGTCAAATCACTTTACAGTACAGACTAACATCTGTATAATAAATATATAGACAGCAAGATGCTGTTTAAAACATACACACACAAGGAGAAAAATATGTTTACACACAACGCAATCATCGATTCTATTCAGAACGGCAAAAAGCAAATCGTCAATACATTCGTTACTGACGCAAAGTTCAAAGCAGAACTAAACAAACTTATCGATGCTCAAGCTGCGGCAGCTAAGACGTCAGTTGAAGCAAGTTTGGCCATTGCTCAAGCATTTACTAAGCAAACAACTGACACATTTAAGTCATTTGTTCCAGCTTACACAAAATAAACACACACAGGAAAATATTATGTCAGAATACACACCAAAACTACCAGAAGTTAAATTCAATAAGAACGGTTACGAAATCCGTACAGACATCTTAGCAATGGCAAAGGATCAGGTCAACAATGAGTTTCAAGTTAAGTTTGCAGGTTGGCAAATGACTGCGGCCAAGGACGAAAAGACTGGACAAATTGTTACTTCGGTAGGTATGCCAGATTATCCAGGCCTGGACAAAGTTCTCGAAGCTGCTGAAAAGATGTACGCATTTGTTAACAGCGGCCTTCCTGCTAAGAAATAAAAATTATTTAGAAAGTTATCCGCATAGCGGTTATATATTATATGTTACGAAACGAAAAAGGACTCTTAGAGTCCTTTTTCTATGACCACGCTACCATCTTAAAACGTTCACGAGGTATACCAAAGTAATTGCATTTCCAATCGCTCTGTTCAAAGAAGTCTAGGTTATGCCACTGGTCTTTGTGTTTGAGTATTTGTTCGCCTGCTTCGTCCCAATCTATAGTAGCAAACTTAGCCTGTACCTGTAGTTTGCGGACCTGTACTTCATCATAGTCAAACCCGTCATATTCCCAGTGTAGTACTTCAAAGGCGTTACCTTGACGATCTACATAATCCATACTGAAGTCTAATCCCCACTTAGGGCGTAAGGCAATTAGTTTATTGACCAAGGGATTAGTCTTGGCCCAGAACTTTAGTTCATCTAAGGCAGCGCCTGCGTAGGCTTTGCGTTCAAATAACAAGCTGTGATTTAGGTGAGCACCTTCTACACGATCTTCTTGCGTAAACCAATCTTGTTTAATGGCACGTATGTGTTCTCTGTGACGCTTAGGTTTAGCCCAGTTGCCGTAGGCAAAGTGTTGTTCAAGTACAGTTAAGTCATAACCGTTTTGATCGAACAAGGCAAGATCCTCTATAGTAGGTATGTAAACAAGTTTAGCTATAGGCAAGGTCCAGTAGCCATTGGGGTCTAATCTGTTATCAGTGAGTGTAACTAGAGACATTTTATTTTACAATAGGACCACCAGTGACCCACAACTCACAACTGCGAGTTCCTGCACATTTGAAGTGCAGTAGATTGCAGTAACCCAAGTCTGCTGCTTCACGAGTCTTCTCTGCTTCAAATGCCTCTTTGCCCATACCGTCATGTATGCAGTCATACATTGCATCTGTGATGTTGAATGCCGCACAGTTTTCACACTTCATAGTCTTTGCAGTCTTTTCATCGATGCCCCATTGCTTGGCTGCATCTTTCCAGTAGGCGCCTGACTCGTCAGGATTGGCAGGACCGTAGTGATGTTTGTCTATAGCAACTTGTCTATTCTTGACATTAACTTCTAAGTCGTGTGTAGCAATAGGACAGCCCTTGTTGGCTGCTTCTACGATGTTGATATATTTTCTGTAGGTCATTTTATATTACCGTGTTATCTATCAGTATCAAACTATAGTTGCAACTAGTAGGTGTATTAGAGTTCGATGCTACGAGTGTTACATCCAAATCAGTCTTTTCTGGTAACATCAAAGGTGCTTTAAAATCATAGTTAAATGTAGATTGAAACAACATGTATGTCATTGCTGTTTGAAAGTTACTGCCGTATAATCTATATTTAAACTTGCCTGTTCCGTCATTGCCTTTACCTATGTTAGAGTTACCTGATAGAATAAATGCTGTCTTGCCTGCCGGCACGGTATATTGTGCCATTTGTCCTTGACCGTTATCTGGACTAATGTGTGCAACACATGCGCCATTGCGGTTCACATGTATCTCACCAACATTTGTTGCGGTGTGAAAATAATGAACATTGTTAACTCGGATGAAACTTGTAGTAGTGACTGCTGGTGTTAATCCAGTTAAGGTTACGATCTCAGTTGTTTCAGTCCAATCGCTGGTCTTTAATCCTGTTATGTGTAGTTGTCCAAGATCACTTGCTGAACTACTGACACAACTTAGTGTGCCGCCTGCTTCCCAACTTGCCCAAGGATACAATTCACTATGCGACCATAAACTTTCTTCACTAGAACCTACAGCAGGATTGAATCCTGCTTTGAACACACTGGTAGCACCTGTAATGTTGCCCATGGCAACTTGTAAGTACCAGTCGGCATTACTAACTGTCTGCCCTAGTGTGACTCTAAGTTCAGGCTCGCCGTCAGTATTATACTGCATGGTCTTATGCAGATCGTTAAGGTTAGGCTCTGAACTGTGTTCGTAATTTGTCGTGTTGACTGTACGGCCGTTTACATCTATCGTCATAGCTTATGCCCAAGGCCTACCCTGTATTAACCCGCCTACGTTTGCGTTATCAGATACACTATTATCTGCTAGATATTTTGTAGGTAGTTGTGTAATGTCCGCAGTAGTATCTGCATATCTACCAGGTTCAACGATGTTTTGGTCAGTACGATCTTGTCCTGCTAGAGCTAGCTTTGCTTCTTGTCTTAGTTTTTTATTTGCTAGAGTACTAATTCCGTTCGCTGACATATTAGACCTCCTGTTGATTCGGATACATGCTAGGATCTTTTACACGTATATCATGTGGATGCTTAGGACCGTTGACTCCACCACCAGCATCTACAGTAACAGCGTCAATGTCTGCTACTTTCTCGTTTGGGCTGTTAGCTAGTACACTCATTTCAACAGGTTCGCTAACAATACCTGCAATCTGTTTGAAACGTGCTAGATCGTCATCACAATATCCGCTTGGTGTGTCATCGGGCTGCATATCTTCTGCCCCGTTATCGATAATGTCTAAAACAGACCTAATTACATCTTGTATTCTCATATTATTTCCCGAGTCTAATATTTAGCGTTAAATACTCCACTATGATAAACAAAGAACCCTTCCAGCATTTAATTACAGATTTAAAAGCCAACGGCAAATATCGTGTGTTTAACGATATATTACGTGAAAATGGTAAGTTTCCGCAAGCTATGTGGTACGGCCCTTACAACATCAAAAGCATTACTAACTGGTGTAGCAACGATTATTTAGGCATGGGGCAGCACAAAGTTGTGCTTGACGCTATGCATACAGCCCTTGATCATACAGGTGCAGGATCTGGTGGTACACGCAACATTGCAGGCACTAGTCACTATCACGTTGCCCTAGAGCATGAGCTAGCAACACTACACAAGAAAGAACGTTCTCTATTGTTTAGCAGTGCCTATGTAGCCAACGAGTGGACTTTGATTGCACTTGCTAAGATCATTCCTAATATTGAGTTCATTAGCGACAGCAAGAATCATAATAGTTTAATTGTTGGTATAAATCATAGTAAGGCCAACAAACAAATTTTTGAACACAATAACTTAGTTGAGTTAGAAAATTGTTTGCAAGCGGCTGTATTGTGCAAGAAGACACCATGCATTGTATTTGAAAGTGTGTACAGTATGGACGGCGATGTTAGTTTAATGAAAGAGATCTGCGACCTTGCGGACAAGTACGGTGCAATGACCTACTTGGACGAGGTACATGCGGTAGGACTATACGGTGACACAGGCGGTGGTAAGTCAGAAAAATACGGCTTACAAGACAGGATTGATATAATCAACGGAACCCTGGGCAAGGCGTACGGAGTCCAAGGTGGCTATATTGCTGCCGATGCAGTTGTGATTGATGCTATCCGTAGCATTGCCGCAGGTTTTATTTTTACTACGTCAATGAGTCCTGTTACTTGTGCAGGTGCATTGGCTGCTGTTAAGTATCTCAAAGCACATCCTGAGCTTCGCGAGCAACATCAGGATCGTGCTCGTAAATTAAAATATCGTTTGCAAAAGGCAGGACTACCGGTAATGGATAGCACTACACATATTGTACCTGTACTAGTAGGCGATGCTAAACGTGCTAAGGCCATGAGTGATGCGTTATTAAATGACTATAACATATATGTACAGGCAATCAACTATCCTACAGTAGATGTGGGAACGGAGCGGCTGCGATTTGCACCTACTCCGTTACATGATGATGGGATGATTGAAGACTTAATACAAGCTCTTCAAACAGTGTTTAACACATACTAATTACTTGTGTAACACCGAACACTAATGCAGCTCGTAGTTGGAGGTCAGCTCCTTCAGCTTCGAGCTTTTCTGTTGCTATTAAATCTTCTAGAATAGCTTTTGCTTCGTCAGGACTTATTTGTCCAGTCTGGATTGCTTCTGCTACTTGCAGAGCGTATTGAGCACGTTCAGCTGCCCAAGGTTGTCCACTGTTGATAACTTCATGTAATACGTTGCTCATTAGAATCTCCCTTGTACTGTTTTAGCAATGATATCAGCTTGTTGAATCATTAACTTCTTTTTTAGATCGCAGTATAGAGGACTTACTGGACCTTTGTTCGCTCTCTCAGCAAATTCTTTTGCTGTACCCTTCATAGTATCAGTTAAGTGTGCAACATCTTTTGTACTTTTACTTTCAGCATATAAATCAAACCACTGTATTTGTAAATTTAAAATAGTTAATTGCTCAGTTAGATTGCCTTTGCAATCAAAATTATGTGTTGTTTGTCGTAAGTCTGTTGTAACCTTGGCTTGGTTCACATCCCACTTACTCGGCCACGGACCTAATGAACTGCATCCTGCCAGTGTAACTAGTGCCAATACTGCTATTAGTTTCTTCATATTATTCTCCTAGGCCGTGCCGTCTAATTTCTGTTTAAGTTTTAATTCTATGTCGTTTAGTTTACGCGGTGGGGGTGGTAGTGGAACTTCCCCTTTGTCAACTATATCCGATCTGCCGTTTGGCGGCGTTTTAGTAGCAAAGATTGACATAGGGTGCTCGTCTTTGTATCCTGGTATGTGTTTAATAACCCAGTTCTCAGCATCCATACTTTTCTTTGCTTTGATTTTAATAACAGGTAACTTGTTATTCTCGTAGGCATACACATAGAAAACAGGAACAAATTCTCCGTGCTGGGGTTTCTGTGCAGCTTGTCTATGAGTAGGTGCTTCACCTCGTTGGATAGCAAACGTAAACTCGCCACTACCTCCGTGCAGCTTAGGATTAGCAATCATCTCATCATAAGGAATAACGTGCCAGCCTACTTGCTTGCTAACACGTTTAGCTAACGTGTCATACATCTTAGCACGACTTTGTTCGTGTGCTGTAAATGTTATAAGTGTTACTTTTGGATGCTCTGCAATAAATTGTTTAACTGCATTAACGACTGTGGCAAACACTTGTGCTGCACCACCTTTGCCAGTTAGATTAAACTTGCCGCCTACCATAAACTCAATATCAACTTTGCCATCGTCTGTGTTGGCGAACGTTATATCGATCGGAATTTCATGTCCACTAATAGGAACTACACCCATGGCGTAAGTTACACCGGTAGCCTTTTCCCATTCTAGAGGCGATGCCTGTTCAGGTTCGAACAACTCAGATAAGAATTCACTCGCTCTCATTATTGTACGCCGGTGGACAACAGAATCGTGGATCACACAATGAATCAGTTTCAATGTAAGCACCGTGAGCCATTGCAACTCCGATTCCGTATAATGTTAATCCTGCAACAATATTTTTAAAAATAGATACAAGGATTGATTTAATCTGCATGATTACTCGCACCAGCTTTGTTTTGCATCGCCGTAGTATTCACGAGCAAAACCGTTGGCAATTAATCCAGCACGTAAACTCTGTCCATTGATTAAAATGTCACCGAGTACACGACCACCAAACTTATCCCATCCATATAGTGTTGCTTGAAACTTTCCACCATTTGCGGCAGCTTGTGCGATTGCGTTTTTAGTGAAGGCGCTGGCTGCTTGGCCTCGCTGATCTTCACTTGGGCACTTAGCGCGGAATCCTTTTTCTGGGGTGTCAACGCCAAAAACTCGGACTGCAAGTTCTGGCTTAAGTGGTGCTGGTAGAAAGGGAGCTGCGATCACAACTGTGTCGCCGTCACTCACTCTTAATATTTGTGCGTCATAAGTAACGCCCTTAGGTGTCTTTTGTGCAAATGCTAGTACAGGGACTAACAATAATACTGCTAATAACTTCTTCATCTAATCTACTCCAAATAAGTGCTATTATTTATTGTTAAGGCTTAATGGGCCAAACTATATTAAACGGAAAGTCTGCTTGCTGCGGTACATTGCATAAGTCGTTGATATACTGGTCAAGTGCCGCTATTGTTTCAGCCGTGTCCGTAGTTGGTAATCCTAAGCGAAGCTCACGTTGATAGCGTTCTGCTTTCCACACAACTTCCGAAAGTAGTACGTCTCTATGGCGTCTAAATACATAGGCTTGAGTTTCAACCCAAGCCGGATTGTTAGCAGCGTATTCTAATATTATACTATGTGTCATTGTATGTCCTTATACCGACGGAACCATCCACGGATCTGAGGGGGTAGCTGATCCAGTTAGGTTAGTTAATGCTGCTGTTGACGGATTGGCAAAATACATAACGCCGGAGACGCCGAGACCGTCGTCACTGCCAACTTGAATAGAAGCATCTGTGTTTTGATTTATTGTAAATGTTGGTGGATTCGTTGTTATTGTGTTTGGATCGGAGAAGCTAGTAACTCCCGTCCATACGTCAATGCCTTGTATGTTATATGAAAAAGAATCAATACTAAATCCAGGGTACCCGCCGAATCCGTCGTATAGAATTGTAATCGTCAAGGAACTCATACTCCCGCCAGCACGTATCGTTCCAGATGTAACTCTACCACCATACCTGTTAGTATCAGTTCTCATCTGTACATAGGTAGTACCGTTTGGGCCACCGTTAATGCCACCCGATGAGCCACCGCCTGATGAACTAGTATAACTTAACGTAGGGGTAGAACCGGTTGATGGCCCGGTAGATGTTGCGCTGGACCATCCAAACTGAATAGTAGTAGACCCCATTCGAGAAATTGCGGTTACTCCTGTTATTGTCCACGTACTATTACCGTATGTATCATTAAATGTCACACTAGTAGGAGCGGCAGTTTCAAACGCAGATGCATTAGTCATGTCGTCAAAGTAGAATATACCATTGTTAAACGAACTAGAGAAGTTATATGTTCCGTACTGATTAATATAAAAGCCACTAGGAGAACTCATAGTTGATAGATTAGCTGTTACTGTTGTACTGCCACTACTTCCACTCGGTGCATCGCCGTAGGTCATCTCACCTGTAGTATCATTATAATAAATTACCTTGGCAGTTGTTGCAGCTCTTACTGGCTTCACAAAGAACCCAGCTTGATTAGTATCTAATTGACTACCACTTGCATTTAAAACAATACTATTGGCTGTCTGAGCAGCATAACCAGCGGAATACCCGATTGCAATTGCATTTGCTCCCTGGCTTGTATATCCGGCCATGTCACCAATAGCAACAGCATTCATACCTTGATTCCATTGACCTGCAACGGCTCCGATTGAGACAGCGCCAGCTCCTTGATTGTTTTCTCCAGCCGTAGCACCAATAGCAACACCGTAACTGCCCTGATTAGACGATCCTGCACTCAAGCCGATTTTAATTTCAGATACAGACGAATAGTCTGTTCCGCCACCGCCACCGCTAGGTGCCGCGCCATATGTAATTTCTTTAGTAGACGTGTTAAAATATAATGTATACGAAGTAGTAGCTGTTCTAACTGGATCTACGAACAAACCAGCATTACCACCATCACCTCTTACGCCGCCGCTGGCATTAAGAATAATACTACTCGCAGTTTGTGAATAACCGGCATAAGCACCAATAGCAACTCCATACGAAGCTTGAGAATATCCTGCGTTGTAACCAACAGCAACCGCTCTAGTTCCTTGAGTTCTACCTGCACTATTACCAATAGCAACACCGTCTTGGCTTTGTGTTGCTCCAGCACCGCTTCCAACAGCAACACCGCCAGCGGCTTGTGTAACTCCAGCACTTGCGCCAATTGCTACTGCGTTTTCTCCTATAGTGGTACTGCCAGCATATAAACCTATAGCTATTGCGCCTGTACCTAGTACGCCGTATCCGGCGTTTGTACCTATCTGAATCTCGGATACTGTTGAATAATTAGTACCGTCTATACCGTCGGCGCCTGCTGCGCCTGTAGCTCCTGTAGCACCTGTTGCTCCTGTAGCTCCAGTTGCGCCAGTATCGCCTTTTACTCCGGATGCAACTATTGTCCAACTTGATATAGTACCGGACCCGCCTGTAGCATCAACACTGACAGTTAACGTAGTACTACTAAAAGAAGTAATAGTACCGGCCATGTAATTTGCAGGAGTACCAGTATTAAATATGCGTATGTATGCGCCAACAGCAAACGCAGTTGCGGTGGATGCTAAGTTTGTAGTAAATGTCTTAGAACCTGTACCAATAGCAACAGATGATGTAGACGTAAGTCCATTATAACCTAAACCGTTAGTACCATTTGTACCAGCAGCTCCAGTTGCCCCTGTAGCCCCGGTAGCTCCTGTAGCACCCTGTATTCCTTGAATACCTTGTATTCCTTGCTCGCCTTGTGGCCCTTGTGGGCCAGTTGCACCTTGTGGACCCGGTACTGTACTATCGGCGCCGGTAGCTCCTGTAGGTCCTGTTAGACCAATATCTCCCTGGGGGCCTTGTGGACCAGTTGCGCCAGTTTCTCCTTGAATGCCTTGAATTCCTTGTATTCCCTGTGGTCCTGTTGCGCCAGTTTCTCCTTGTATTCCCTGCTCACCTTGTATCCCCTGTTCACCTTGTGGTCCAGTTGCTCCAGTTGCACCGGTGGCTCCTGTAGCGCCTTGTGGTCCAACAATTTGTCCTACATCTAAGAAACTTGAACCAGTCCATGTGTATAAATTACCATCGGCAGATACAATGTATGAATCTCCTACAGTAGGTGACTGTGAGACTATGCTAGTTAGGTTTGATTGAGCAGCCACTTCACCTACTATACGCACACTAGCGCCAGGTGAGCCTTGTTCACCTTGTGGTCCAGTTGCACCAGTTGCACCAGTTGCACCAGTAGGTCCTTGTGGTCCTACTTCGCCTTGTATTCCTTGTATGCCTTGAATACCCTGTGGTCCTACTTCGCCTTGTATTCCTTGTATGCCTTGAATACCCTGCGGTCCGGTTAGTCCAATTGGACCAGTTAGACCAATCTCACCCTGTGGTCCTACTTCGCCTTGAATTCCTTGTATTCCCTGTGGCCCTGTTAACCCAATTGGGCCGGTTGCTCCCGTAAGTCCTTGAATACCCTGTGGTCCTACTTCGCCCTGTATTCCTTGTATTCCTTGCGGTCCCGTAGCTCCTGTAAGTCCAATTGGGCCAGTAGCTCCTGTAAGTCCAATTGGGCCAGTAGCTCCTGTAAGTCCGGTAGCTCCTGTAAGTCCGATTGGCCCTGTAGGACCACGCTGTGCTGCTGTTATTGTTAATGCTGATAACGATGGGCTAACTTCAACAGTTTGAGGATTTCTAACATTAATTTCAACTACAGTGGTCATCTTGTTACTGCCTCAATAACTGGAATATCTATAGCATCGCTAGATTGTACTTCCCCAGACGGATATGTAAGTTGTAAACTTGTTTCGTGTGTTCCTGGCTCAACTAATGTGGTAATTGAAGCAGGAAATGCAACATTAACTTCTCCAGATGCTCCAACAATAGTTATACTGTCATCATCATCAGAAATTTCAGCTAATAGTGTACCTACCCGCTTCTTTCGAATTTGCATTCGTGCATGACACCCTGTAATATCTATCGGAGTCCCGTCACTTTTCCAAACAAATGTAATTTTCCAGGTGTCTCCGCGTTTGAATGGTGATAATTTCATTAGTAAATCCCTCGTTTACTAATATTTAGTTGTTATATATAGTTATTAAACCAACCTATTTTCTTACCTTCGGCGATTCTATTTTCATATTCTGCTACGCTGCCTGGGAAACGCCAAGCCCAAACAGCAACTAGACACATGAATATAGCAGTACTTAATATTCCTATAGGTTTAACACCTGTGAAGAACATAATAAGTAAACTAGTCGACATCATGGCTAACATGAAGAACTTCATTTTAGTTGGGAATACACGTTTCTCGCCCCAGTTAGTTAAGAAAGGTCCAAACAGCTTGTGATTGTATAACCAACGATGCATACGCTCGTTACCTTTGCTAAAACAATATGCGGCAAACACTACAAAAATACTGTAAGGTAAACCCGGAGTAATAACTCCAATGTAGGCCATACCTAAACTTAAAAATCCTAATATGTTCCAAAATAACTTTTTCATGCGAATCCCCAACTTCCTTTGCTCTTATGAGCTTGTAAATCAAACCCATTTTTGCACTGTGTCCTGGGACAAGGTGCAGGTTGATTGTCTAATAACACATCGTGTCTAAACACGTTGCCCAGTGAGTTACCGGCTTTACACCAACCACGATAGACATCTCCAAAGTTATCTATAATAATTTGATTGTACCCGGCCCAGCACATGTGACCATAATAATTGTTTAAATGATTAACACGTTTAAACTCTATAGTCTGTTCTACTTGAGCAGTATTGTTTATGTCAATGCCCTGCTCTGTATAGTATTCATCCCACTGTTCTTCTGTGTATTTAAGATATGAGTCGTTGCCTCGTGTGAAGTTTGAATACAATAGTTGCAGGTTTACATTATGACCTAGTGCCTTGAGTTGAGTATACAAGGTCTTTTGATCTGCCCATGTTTCCGGAGTTAGTGGAATATATATTTTAGGCTTTAAGTAGTTGCTGGTTATATTAACAACTTCCTGGAAATGATCGAAGCTAGTATGTGCATGATAACTTAGCGTTAAGTCATACAATTTATGTGCAGTCCATTGCCACCAATCGATAGGAGCCTGTGCATTAGAATGTATTTTAAATCGAATCCTTGTGTCGTTATTAGTTAGGATTATATCTTGTAAGCTATTGCTCTGAGTTGGCTCTCCACCAGAAAATTCTATGTTAATTCGTGGGAAAGCCCGGGCCTGATCAATTAAGTGATCAAACGCCGGGCGAAACTTGTCTACCGGGGGAAACGGATTTGCTCCATCATGTAGTTCTTTGTGACAGTAACTACATTTTAGATCACATTCGTTTCCTACATTCCACTCGACAGTTAGAGTCACGTGACGTAGTCACGCCACACCTCATGACGGAGTTGAAAGGGCATACGCTTACGCTTGTTAACAAGTTCGTAGAAGTCTGGCTTGTGAGGCTTGAACTTAGGAACAATTTTCTTGTTGTTACCTTTGCCAGCGTTACAAGGACCGCAAGCGGTTACGGTGTTCTCAAACGTAGTCTTACCGCCCATACTAGAAGGCAATACGTGGTCTAACGTACATTGTTTCTTTTCTAAGTGGTCACCACAGTATGCGCAAGTGTAGTTGTCACGTAAGAATACATTACCCTTAGAGAACCTAATGGTTGTCTTTGGCTTCATGTATTCACGTAGAATTAGGATACTTGGCACAGCGGTTTCCCAGTTTGCACTGTGGACGATCCAATTGTCGTGCCAAGCCAATACGTGGGCCTTATCTAAGACCATGTATTTGATCGCATCCTGCCAAGTTAGTGTACTAAGTGGCAGAAAGCTAACTGGTGCGCCGTCGGCGTTGAGTAAGAGCGTATCTGACATTTTGATTCATTTCTTTTTGTTTAGAACAGCTTGTATTATACAGCCATTTATGTATTTAAGCAAGTAGTTTTTGGACGAATTCGTTTCCGGATTGCTCAATTGATTGAGTCCACTGATCTTGCCCGTCTAGTGCGAACACACTATTATGACTAGGTGTAGCCAAAAGCCAACTAAAATTATGGTTAAATGGAGCAGTTCCTTTGAGCTCACTTTCGAGCTGATCGGGCGCCCATGCACATAATCCAAGTGCTAATCGCCAATGCTTTGGGCAATCGCCCATGGCCAATCTTTGTAGTAAGTCTTGACTAGAACTAATACTAAAATCGTTATTAATGTGCATAGTATTATTGCAGGTCCATTCTGAGCTGTGTATAAGCGATAACGCCTTAACATTTACAGGGCCGCCGACATACACATATCCGTCTAAGTCACAGTCTACATCACATTGTTGAGCAAACTCTCTAATAGTCATTTTAGACTTTTTGTTCAGCACAAGTCCCATGCTGCCACGAGAATGATTCTCCGTGACAAATGTAACGGTCTTGGACCAAAAGTTTCCTCGCACGTTAGGAGGAGCAATTAAAAGTTTACCTGTTAAATTCATTATGCTGTTCTAATATCTTGTAATGTATTTAATGCAACATCTGCCTTAACACCGGCTGTATTGGATCCAACGCCTTGATAGTACGAGCTGCCGCTTGTTGTTGGTACGCTTGCCCATACCTTTGCAATCTTGTTAAGGAATGCACTATCATCTAGTTTGCCAGCAAGCCAGTTTTCTAATCCGATAGTTCTTAATGTTTGAGTCGCTAATGCGTCTTGTGTTTTTTCGTCAAACTTAGTGCTATTAACATCTATGTCCATTTGTGCAGCAGTACCAGCTAGTGTCTTTCTAATATATTGATAACGACCAACTGCTGTGCTTTCGTGTCCTTTTGCAATCATATCTTTTTGCATGTCTAATATTTCACCGACGGTCATGCTTGTTAAGTTGCTACGCTTGCCACCTACCATAATGTTATAATCGCCGCGGGATTCGTAACGAGCAATGAAGTTTAACAGTTCGCCAACTTTTCCAGTAGTAGCCGAGTCCATCTTTAGAGGTGGTAGTTTGCCGCTAGCTTCTCCACCAGCAGAAACTTTTACATCAGCAGGTGTGCTTTTCACAATTTTAATTCCCTTACTAGCAATTAACTTGTTCAATGCTCCTACTGTTTCTTCTCCAGGATCTCCGTCAACTGCTAGATTGTTGGCCTGTTGGAATTGTTTAACTGCATTAACTGTTTCGGGACCACGTATACCATCTGCACCGTGTTGTGGCAACTTGTAACCTAGTGCTAATAGAGCCTGTTGCACATCTCGAACAGCTGGTCCTTGTCGACCAGTTGGTACTACTAATGTGGACGGTTTAGTTCCAGCACCTGTCTTGTCTTTGACTCTAGGAGCACCTGGTTGTGAACCTGCTGGTCCTAAGTTAGTGCCAGCAGCCGCAGATCCTTCTTTAAACAACTTGCCGTAGCCGTTGTAAGGATGTATGCCGTCGCCTTTACTAATGTTAGGATCAAACTCTTCTAATGGTCCTAAAAACGTAGCACCATTAGCTGCCGCAATAGCTGCAAGTCGATCGTTCATTCCAGTGTAATCTATTGTCCACTTTTTACCTTTAGTATACTGTGTGGGCTTTTGCAAAGGAGTCTTAGCACTTGCTACTCCTACTAGCATAACTTTTGCACCTGCATCTTTAAGTGTTTTAATCTGCGTAGCTACTGGCCCTAAGTTCTCAGATTGAAACTTTTGTCCGTCTTCTGTAGTCACATTCGCACTATTAGCTGCACCACTACTTAATATTACAGTTGCTCCTTTAGCTTTTCCGCTTTTAGCAAACTGTGTTACTAAATTTTGTAAAATAAATGTAGTATTCTTACCTGGATCAGTTAAATCTTTAGAGACTCCGCCAGCTCCTGCAATGCCATTAGCAATACTGTCGCCGATAACAACTATGTTATCGCCGGCTGCTTCTTTTATAACTTTAAATTCGCTAAATCTCATTTGCGTGTGCCCCAGTCTGGAATCTTTCCACCGTACTTTTTACCCTTTAGCTTGTGTCCGCCCATAACAACACGACTTTCAGGGCCTTTGCCCAGTAAGTGTGATTTATTGCCTTCACGGGCACGTAGGCCTTGGCTCTTACAGCTGGCAAGATTACTTGCACCTAATTCTTTGTTAGATTTAGTACTTGCGCATAGCTTTCTGCTGGCTTTTTCGTCAAGAGCAGCAATGTCTTCGTCAGTGATAAATTCGTTAAGTCTCATACTGTATTTAACCAGTCTTCAACTGTTAGCCATTGTTGCGGTCCGATATCTTCTTCTAATTTAGTAAGATTAGCGCACGTATATGCTTGATATCCTTTTTTAAGTATTTCTGGCATTTCTATGTACTCTATTTGTGCATTGTATCTAGCTGCAATTAGCTGTGCAACGTGCTCAAAACTTGCAGTTTTAC